GGCGGGAAGATACATGCTGGGTGTCACACGAATGGTGGATGGTCCTGACAGGCAGGTCCGTGCGGCAGTTATCCGCGGTCGATACTTCGCTCCCCGCTGCTCGGTGAGCAGCGGGGAGCCGAAGATATGTGCCGCTGGTCATCGCTTCTTGGTGACGTCGCTTTGCACCTTGATCGACTGCCCACCTGGCTTGCCGCGAAGGTTGCTCACCGATGCCGACGTGACGTAGTAGACGTCTTGGGTCGAGCCCGCGTCGTACTGCGTTGTGTTGCGGTTGCCGAGCAGGGCGCCCGTCTTGGCGGCGTCGATGTTGCTGGCGAGGAACACGAACTGCCAGCGGTAGTCGCTCTCTTGCTTCTCCACCATCGCCTTGATCTGGGGATGGGTGTACTCGCGGCTGGCGTTCTCCTGGCCGTCCGTGACGGTCACGAATACGACGTGCTCGGGGCGATCTTCCTCGGGCAGCGCCTTGAGGAACTCGCCAGTGGCGACGATGGCTTTGCCCATCGCGTCGTAGAGCGCCGTCGAGCCGCGAGGCACGAGCGAATAGGCAGGCAGGTTGGCGATCTTGTCGGGACCGAACCGAGACTCGACGGTGTCATCGAAGTCGAACAGGGTGAACGAGCACTCGCCAGGTTGAGCCTTCTGCTCGTCCACGAAGGTCTTGATGCCGCCCTCGGCATCGGTGCGCGTGTGATGCATCGAGCCCGAACGGTCGACGACGAGCGTGATGTGGGTGTAACCGAATTTCATTTGTAGCTCCTTTTGTGAGGGAGATCGACCGGCGAGACAAGAGGATCGGAGAGCCACAGACCGGCCACCGTGTGGGCGGTTGCCAGGCAGCCACCGAAACTGGTGATCGTCGTAATGAGCCAATCCGCCGCGGCTTGTTGGCAGCGGACTGGCTCACCGGCACAGTGCGAGATACAGACATCACAGTGGTCACCACGCAGGATCATGGGGCGGCGCATACTCCGAAGTTCCCTCGTCATTTCCGTGCGTCCTCGAAGTCCTTGTCGACCGCCAAACCACGCGCCTTCCGCCACCGGTAATACTGCGCATAGTGCCGCACACACAGCCCCATCTTCCCGCCACGCCCCTCGTTGCCGAGCGCCGGGCAACGCAGATCATCGGACCACAACGACGCATCCTTCCCCAACTGCCCCTCACGACAACGCAGAGCGTCGGCGGCGGCCGGCGCATACTGATCCGCCCGACCGATAACCAACCGGGCCAACACATCCACGGCGGCCTCGATGGCGCCCAGCGCGGTGCGGATCCGGCCACGCTCGAGCTCGATCTGCCCGGCCGACACCGCAGCACCCTCCGTGCTCGAGGTGCCGCTGCCACCGCGACCGTCACCACGTTGCGCCCAGCCGTCGGTGACGAGTGTCTCGCCGTCGAGGAACTCGTAGCGGGCGGTGACGGCGGGGGCGACGAAGGTGGCGAGGCGGTCTGCGATCGCGAGGGTGCGACGGTCGCTCACAGGTCGGTGCTCCGGGCGTGGTCGTGTGACAACTCTTGAACCGAAGAGTTTTGAGAATCTGAGCACTCTTGATGTGAAGAGTTGTCAGAGGCCTCGCGGCCGCGACGGGCGAACCGGCACATATTGGTCACGGAGGGTGGCTGGCAACTGAGTTGCCAGGTCAGAGCGGGTGTCAAGATGTCGGCGGCAGGCTTGACAGGCGTGAACGGCCATCCCATTTTGCGGGAGTGGACACGACGAACGAACCCCAACCGGCCGTCACCGAGGCGTGCACGATCACCGTCAACGGCGTGACCTACGCGGTGCTCGTGATCGTCGACGACGCAGCGCTCTGGCCGACAGGGAAGCACGAGGTGCGGTGACCGGCTCACGCCGCCACCTTCGCCTTGTCGCGGGCCCGACGCCGGCGCCGCGGCATCTCAGCCTCGTGCCACCGCTCGGCGGCGTACGCCGCCTCGTAGTCGTCGGGAAGACCGACCCGCAGTAGCAGCTCGCCGCCTTCGAAATTTCGAAGATTTCGAAGGCCCGTCATCCGTCGTGCTCCGCCAGGCGGTCGAGCAGATCCTTGTACTTGACCATGTTGCGCCGCAGCCGATCCATGAACTCGGGCGTGCGGGCCTTGTCGATCAGCGCTTCCAGCGTTACGTTCGCCCCCAGCTGCGGGGCGCGCAAGCGCGTCGGGGAGGCGTGCACGCTGAGCCGGCTAGAGCGGCGAAGGACTCGGTCGATTCTGCCGTCGTGGTGGCCACCGCGGCGGCCTGGCGACTGCGGAGCTCGTCGCTCGGCCCCGTTGGCTGCCGCGAGGGCGGCGGCGCGGTTCACGGCCTCGCAGATGAGGAGGCCGACCGGCTGCCAGATCTCCCCGGCGATCGACCAGTAGGTGTGCATGGTGCCGTCGGGGCGGCGACCGTTCGGCGTGGAGATGCCGCCGACCTCGAGGCGCCGGTTGTCGTCGCCGACGTAGGCCTGCCACTTCCATGGGAAGAAGTCGTCGTGGTCTTCCCCGGAGAGTGCGTCCTGCACGAGCTCGTACAAGTTCGGCATCGTCATGCGCGCCTCGAACTCGGCGCCGGACATGCCGGCCGGGATACGTCGCCAGCGTCGGAAGGTCATGAGCGCGTTGATGCTTCCTCGAGGATGCGGCGCAACAGGTCGAGACCTTCGGGCCACTCCATGAGCGCGTTGGCGGCGTAGCCAGCGGCGTCCAGAGGGTCGGCCGCGCCGTCGATCGACTTTGCGATCCGGGCGCGCAGCTCGTTCCAGAGTTCGTTGTGCAAGGTCACGTCGTGTCTCCCTCGACCATCGCCATCAGTGCACCGACGGCCGTGTTCAGCCCGAAGATGAGATCCCGAACGGGACCGATCAGGTCGATGCGAGCGCCCTCGTGCTCGCCCGCTGCACCATGAGCCCGACTGAGCGCCGCTTGCGCGTCACGGAGGTGGTAGAGCACGGCGTCTGTACTATCGAGGCTGATGGTCATGCCGGCGCCGTCGCTCGCCACAGGTGCGCCCACATGAAGTCGAACCCGGCGCCCTCAGCGCAGAGCCGATCCTCCGCACGGTCACCGACGAAGAGCCCCATGTACGGCGGGTAGTACTCGCTGTACCGGCCAGCCAGCTCGAGCGCCGTCTCGACGATGAGCCCGGCCGCCGGCTTGCGACACCAACACCGAGCCATCTCGGGGTGCGACGCGTTCGGGTGGTGGACGCAGAACGCGATCTTGTCGAACAGCCGATCGGCCTGGCGGTGCGTTTCCGCCATGGCGGCGGCCACGTCTTCGATCCGCACGATGCCGAGAGCGACGCCGCCCTGATTGGAAACACCGATGATCCGACCACCGGCTTCTTTCCAGCGGCGCATCAGGATCACGGCCTCCGGGAAGACGCGCACGTCGTCAGGGCCGTTGACGAAGCGGCCGAGCTCGTCGTCCTTGCCTTGGCGGACGGTGCCGTCGAGGTCGAGGCACAGCAGCCGGGTCGCTCGCTCGGTCATGGCATCCGACCTGTGCCGAGGCGAGATCTTGACGATTGCGACGAGCGGCATGTATTTCGTCCGCTATGTTCACTGTCGGTGGCGAAAACACCGGCTGTATTCCCAAAAATGGGATCGACCGGCGGAACGCATCCGCCCTGGTCACGTAGGAACTCTTGAACCGAAGAGTGCTCAGAGGGATGACGCCCGGACACCTTGTGGCCTCTCGCCGCGAGCCCGGCACGAATGGCCGCGATGTGCACGGCGGCCTGCTCCTTGGTCGCCGGGTCGTCACGACCGTCGTGATCGAGAGGCTGCTGCCACTGGCGGCTCATGGCAACTCAAGTCGGGCAGCGAGGCCGTCGATGACGACGCGCACGTCGGGGGCCATGACCTGTTCACGCTGCGCCCGGCGGACGTAGGTGGCGTACACGTCGCGGAAGTGGGCGAACATCACACCGTTGTCGGCATCGGAGTGACACAGCGCCTGCCATCCGATCGAACGCACCGCGGCGGCGATGACGGGATGCGTCCACGACGGCGTGCCGACGTAACCGACACGGGCGATGCGGTCCTGCACTTCGGCCCAGGCGTCGGGCCCGCTCGGCACGTTCGTCCCGCCAGCGTCGGCGAGCATCTCGATGGTACGCGCCCGGATCGCGCCGACGGTCGGGGCGAACGCGCGACGGTCGGGCTCGTCGCGCAGGAGCTCGACCGCAGTCAGCGCTGCGGAGAGGCTGAGGTCGCGCAGAGCTCGGAGCCACATCTCGACGGCGAGGTCGGCGTGACCGGGCGGGTAGAGCACGACGTTGGGCCAATAGACCGCGACGGCGGCCATGACCTTGCGAACGTCATCGCTGTCCATTGGTGCCTCCTCCCATGATCTCGTCGAACTGTTTTGCGGCGCGATCGGCGACGGAAACTCGGCGCGAACCGACGTTCAAGATCACGCGTTCGAGCGCGGAAACCGTGGGCCGGCTGCCGCCGACTTCGCGGAACGCCGCGGCGATGACTCCGGGTTCGTGACCTGCTCGCAGCAGCGCCTTGGCGGTGTTGACGCTGGCGAGGAACCCTGCGGCCGGCTTCTTGCCGTGAGCGGTCTCGAACCAGGTCCACCACCGCTCGATGATCTCTCGGGCCTGGTCATCGTGGGGATCGGCGGCCGTCGATGGACCTCCGCGCCGTTTCGCTGTTTTCGGCGAAACGGTGTTTTGATCTTGGTTTTGATCTTGATCTTGGTTTTGAACTTCACCGCGCGCGCGCTTTCCAACAGGCGCGCCCGATGGGAACGTCGCCCCGACCTGGGGTTTCTCCGGTTGGGTCACGCGCGCGTCACGCGTGACGCGCGCGTGACCGAGCTGTGACGTCACAGGCATGTCACGCGTGACACGCCCGCGCAGCGCTCGAGACTTTCGCTGTCTCGCGCGGGTCCGTTCGAGCTCGGCTTCCCGTGCGGCCGCGGTGGTGTTGTAGTCACCGAAGTCGTGCACGAGGTAGCCGCCAGCGCCGTCCTCGTCAATGAGGGCTCCGTACGGCGGGTGGCACTCGAGGAGCTCGGGTAGGAGCTTTCGTAGCGACCCTCGCACGCGGGACAGGACCCGTACCGAGCGCATCTCGGTCGATGTGAGCCGTCCGTCGGTTTTGGTGGCGTAGGTGATGCAGTGGAGCCACAGCCATCCGGCCTCGACCGACACGGCGAGGACCTTCGGATGTGTCGACCAGCCGTCATCCAGGTTCACCGTATGTATCGCCTCTCTGTTGAAAAGGAGTGGCGGGGTCAGCGGGGTCCGGGCCGGCGCCGTCGTAGTGGTCATGCCGTTTCGTTGGCCCAGGCCATCGAGATGTCGTCTTCTTCGGGGAGTGGTTCGGTTGCTTCGATAGGGATGACGAGGCCGCCGCGTACGATGACGGCGGCGGCGTGGCGGCCGCAGAGTGGTGCGCTCATGGCGCTGACGTATTCGGCGGCCCGGTCGCAGCGGCGGCAGCACCCGGTCATCGTTCGACGGTTCCTTCGATGACGTCGACGACCCACGCGCCACTGACGCGGCCGTTCCATTGGCAGGTCTCGCAGTAGAAGCAGTCGAGGTCGGGAGACACGTCGGCGAGCTGGTCGCAGTCGGGATGGATGATGCCGATCTTCGGATCGTCGCCACTCGGAAAGATGCGGCCATCCGGCGGGGCGACGAGGGTGCAGACGCGCCTGCTGATGGGGTCGATGAAGGAGAGGTCGTCGCCCTCGCCGTGCCCGTAGCCGCTCATCGTTCGTCCTCGTCGACGACTGGCCAGCTCGTCCAAACGTCCCTGCGAATGACGAAGGGATCGTCGAGCGAGTTGGCTTCGATGTACCAGTAGGAGACATGGGTGTCGGAGGCGGCGACGCATTCGGCGTGGGTGCCGTCGGGCATGCGGCGTGTCTCGCCGGTGACGACGTCGCGCTGGCCGAGGCGGCGTGCGGTGCTCATGCCGATCGCTTCCAGCTCTTGCCTTGCGGACAGGTGGCGTGGTGCGAGAGGTAGAGCCCGCTGACGTTGGCTCGGTCGGCGGCGCTGACGAAGAGGGCGTACTGGTCATCGCCGTAGGGCATCGGTGCGAGTCGGAAGGTGCCCTTGTCGGACGGTTCGGCGTCAAGGGGGATTCGTGCGCCTTTGACCGTGACCGCCCAGCGGACGGGAGCGCCGCACGATCGACAGGTACTCATCGGGCGCTCGAATACAGCGTGCGGTGGAATCGGTCGTGTGCTTCGCGGTCGACGATGGCGCCGCCGCAGCGTGTGCATTCCCACATGACTTCGGTGTCGTCGGTCCAGCCGCAGGCCTCGTAGCCGTCGTGCTCGACGTGGACGATGACGGGCTCGTCGTTCATGGCGTGCTCGTGTAGGCGATGAACGTGCCGGGCGCCCGGCTCTTGGCCTTCTGGGTGCGGTGTTCGGTGCAGATCGGGTAGCGGATCGGGAAGTTGCCGTCGCGGGACCAGATCCATTCGCCGACGGCATCGGCCGTGCAGAAAGGAACGCCGCAGATCATGCCGCTGGCTCCGGAACGGGCTCGGCCTCCGACACGTCGGCGGTGTCGGTGTCGGAGGTCTCGATGGCGGCGAGCGGTTCGGGTGGTTCACCGGTCACCGCGTCGGCCGGCACTTGGAACGACGTGCCGTAGTCGATCATGCCGATGTCGGTGGCCATGGCGTCGATCACGTCGCGGTGCATCGCTTCGCGCAGCTCGACGGACACGGGCATGTAGTTGAGCCGTGCCCGGATGACGGTCTTGCGGGCCATGGCGTCGAAGTGCTCGACCCACGGACCGGTGATCTCCTTTGTCTTGAAGTCCCGCTGCGAGGCGAACTTGTCGCGGTGCTCCTCGATCTCGTACACCGACATGATCGTGAACGAGGTGCGGCCGTCGGCGAGTTCTGCGGTGGCGTAGTAGGCCAGTACGTTGCCACGGGGCCCGAGCGTCTGTTTGTGGCGGAGGAAGCGGTTGGTGCCGAGGGAGTAGTCGTAGTCGTCGTTTTCGTGGAGCTCTTCGGCGTCGACGATGATCCCGGAACGCGCCGCCAGGTCGATCATGCCCCGATAGCCGAGCTGGAAGGTCGCCTCGAGGACTCCCTTCTTCCGGTTCTCGCGGGGGATCAGGTAGCACTGGCCGCGCACGTCGGCGACTTCGAGGCCGAGCTGCGCCGCCTGCATCAACCCGGCGAGCACGGACTGCTGGGTGCAGTCGGCGAGTTTCGGCACTACCTGGATCGCGGTGAACGAGGCACGCAGGAACCGCTCGACTTTGACGTGCTCCGGAAGCGCCATCCGGAAGCCCTCCGTCGATGCGCGGATGGCTTCTCGCAGGGTCAGCGCAGCGGTCTTGGCAACGTCGCGTTCGACCGCTTTCGCCTCGGCCGCTTTCTGCACGGTACCGGTGGGCATCAGTCCTCCTTCGGCTTGGACACGCGCAGCACACGTGTCGTCGTGGTCGTGGTGCACTTCTCGACGAGCGCCAGGTCGGCGGCGCGCAGGGCCTCGAGGTCGACACGGTGTGATTCCTGCTCGCGCCAGGACGCGATGACGTTCGGGACGGTCGTTCCCTTGCGGCGCCCGGGCTTCCACCCGTCGATCAAGTCGGTGTGATCGCCGAGGAGCGCTCGCAACTCGTTCGACAGCCGGCCCTCTTCGGCCTCGGCGGCCTTCGTGTACCGCTTGGCGTGCTGGAGCTCGGCGACGAGGCGCAGAGCGCGCTGGTCGGCCTCGAGCTCGCCGTCGGGGTTGCGGTACACCTCGGTTAGCGCGGTGGTGGTGGCCTCGTGGTCGTCGACGGCCGGCGGTGTGCGGGTGAGCACGTGGTCGCACCAGAAGCGGCCAGCGGTGGCGAGCATGAAGAGCCAGTCCGACTCGCACTCGGCGTCCCAGTCGACCTCGAACACCTCGACGCGGAAGCCGGCGAACATCACCACGAGCCAGCAGTGCTGCAGCGTGGTGACACCCATCTCCCAAATGCACTGGGCGCGGATGTTCGCCGGGACGCCATCGGGCCAACCGAAGCGGCCGTCGGTCTTGAACTGCACCGTGCCGGCCACCTCCTCGGCCGAGCCCCAGCCCTCGTGGTCACTGGCGAAGCCGTCGACCGTGCAGCGCGCCCACGGGTGTTCGGGGTGGCGCATCCATGCCTGCTCGCCGGAGACGTAGAGCCCTGTCTCGTCGTGGAACTCGAGCGCGAGCACGAGTTCCATGCGCTTGCCGATGCGCTGGCGCTGCGATTCGGGTGTCGGTTCGATGAGACCCATGCGCTCGTAGAAGATCGACGTCGGCGATGAGTACTTGCTCAGCCCGATGAGTCCGGCGATGTCGGAGCCGCCGATGCCTGTGGCGCGTTCGTCGTGCCAGGCGACGTCGGTCATCACGCGACCCGTGCCCGTGCTCGATCGATACGATGCCGAACCAGGGGGCAGCGCGCCGCATGCCAGAGCGCGATGGCACGTGCGTCGCTGGCCGCCCGGGCGAAGCCGCACGCGCAGTGCGCCCACTCGGGGAACGCGCCATCCGTCCACACGCATCGTGAACGCCGCTCGGGTGCCGGCCAGTTCACAGCAGCGCCGCCTGGCTCGGCCGTGGCACCGTTGCGGCGGCCGACTCGCCGACACGCACGTGCGCGCCGGTCCACTCGTCGAGCACCTCGAGCTTGCGGGCTCGCAAGTCATGGATGCGGGCGTCGTCGGCGATCAGACGAACGGCCTGGAGGCCGTCTTCGAGGGAACGGACGAGCTTCGACAGATCAGGTGTGGTGGTCTTCGCGACAATCCCCGCGAGGCGTATCGCTTTCGTGCGTGAGCGAGGCATGCGGAATCGGAAGATGACGTCGAGGTAGAGCGCCCCGTCGAGGGGCCGTCCAATGCGTCCCCTTTCGACGAGCGCGGCCTGGGCGACAGCGTCACGCCAGTTCGCCCCGGCCTTACCGGCGTCTTCGACCATGCGCGCCTTGCCGTTGACGACGAACGCCTTCTTCGAGCCCTGCGGCTGTGGGTCGCCGAACACGTCGAAGGTCACCTCGCAGCCGGCACTCACTCGGGATCTTCCGGTCCGTCGCCGTTGTCGTCGATGAGTGATTGCTGCCCGGCGAGCTCCTTAGCGGCAGCGACCGCCTTGAGGTGTGCGCCGATGATCTTGCTCACCGTCGCGTTCTCGACGACGGTCAGGGCCGAGGCAGCGAGGATCTGCACGCGGACGAGACCGTCGGGGTCGTCTCGTTCCTTGTCCGTGTCAGGGTCGTGACGGATCTTGACCACACTGGCGCGCACAACGAGGTCGACGACTTGGCCGTGGTGCAGCACGAGCGGTGCGATCTTCATCGCCTGGGACAGACCGTCGCCGGTCTTCGTCAGGATGATCGAGGTGGCGACGACGTCGCGACCTTCGAACGGCTCGAGCTCGACGGTCATCGCGCTCCTTTCGATCGATCGTGGTTGCCCGGCCGAGGCACACGCGGAGGAGGCAGGCGCCTCGACCGGACCTCACGTGGCGGCGGGACACGTACGTCGCCACGCGACTCAGGGTGTTCGAGGACGATTGCCATCGCGACGGCCAAGATGATGAGGACGACGATCACTCCGAGTAGTAGCGCCCGGGTCATCGGTTCACCAGCCACCACGCCAGGCCGACGATTGCTGCTATCAAGATGAGGCCGTCGCGTGCCGCCTTCATCGCCGCCGCCGTACGGTCTGCCGCCACGGTGCCAGCCCGCGGATGTCGTAGAGACCCTTCGCCACGCACAGCTGCTTCTGTTTGGCGAGCGGGTCGTCGCCGTAGTAGTCGTCGACGGTCGCCACTTCGCATCGGGCGTAGATGGCACGGCCTTGCCGGTCGGCCATGTGGACCCGGTAGAACTCGGAGAGGTAGCCCCAGCAGCACGAGTTGTGGACGTCGTTGCGGCACTTCGATTCGCGCCACACGATCCTGTCGAACACGACGGGGAGACCGGCCTGGTCGCGGTAGAAGTCGAACTCGTCGCAGCGGTCCATGCCTTCGGGCGCGAACGGCATCCCGTCGAGCCCGAACTGCTCGACGGCTAGGTGCTCGACGTCGATGCGTGAGACGAGTTGGGCCGGGACGGTCGCGGTCGGTGGCAGCGGGGTGAGCAGGCCGGCGGCAACGAGGAGAGCGGCGATCATGAGACGGCCGTGCGGGGTCGATGTTCGAACGGTTTGGCGGCCCGGTTGTGGACGTCCCACATGTGCCGGTCGAAATCGTCGAGCTGGTCGACGGGATAGGTCTCACCGCAGGACGCGCAACGCAGGATGCTCTCGTCGGCGTGCGGCGGGACTGCGGTCAGGATCGGCGCGGGGGCGGCGGGCTGTGTAACTGCGCTTTCATTCGCGGCCGCCAAATTCAAGTCTTCGCTCGAAGTGTTTAGAGTGCGGGTCGCCTGGATCGGCTCGGCCTTGCACGTCTTCTCGTGGATCGTGCAGCCGTTCTTCTTGGCGAACGTCTTGCCGCAGCGTGAGCACTTGAACTCGACTGGCGTGGTGAAGTCGGGCCGGTTCGAGCAGACGGCGCGGTGCTTGTACATGCTCGAGCGGCGGTACTGCTTGCCACATCCGAACGGGCAATCGAGCTTCACTCCTCGAGGCGGCGACGGTTCGGCGCGGGTCCCCTTCGTGGCGGGCGTCGCGTTGAGCACGAGCTCGGCGACGGCCCGGGCGGCGTGCTGATGCTCGGTCTCGACGCCGGCGGCCATGGCGCGCGCATCGAGAACAAAGGCGTGGACACGGCTGATGACGGCAGGGTCGGCGTCGAAGAAGCTGCCCTCGTAGGACACGGTGACCTTGCAGTTGCCGATCTCGATGACGACCGTTTCGACGCTCATCGCAGCCCGCTCGGTTGGCCGCCCGGGCGGCGTACACCGCCGACCGATTCCCACCGTTCACGCGCCGACTGTCGGGTCATCCCGGTGGCGGCGCCGATCTCCGCCCACGACGCTGCATGCGGTTCGGCACGGCAATCGGAGACGCCTTGGTCGATGACGGCGTCGGCGATGGCGCGCACGGCGATCAGGTCGGCGAGCACCTCGGGGCCACCGGCACGGATCCGTTTGCCGTAGGCGAGGAGGAGGCGGTGGAGCAGAGCGCGGTAGTCGTCGTCGGCCGTCGCGCGACGTTCGACACTGGTGTCAGGAGCACCGGACGCCATACCGCCGGTCATGGAGCACCGTGAGCGGTCGGCCCTGATGTGCCTGCCGCCGCCGTTTCGTCGCTCTGACGCGTGACGCCGAGGCGCTCCTGCCATTTCTCGGCGCCACGCCAGATGCCGCGTGCGTCCTGACGGAACACGGCGTCACGTTTGGCGTCGACGAGGCCGGCCGGGTTGTGCATCCGATCGCCACGCCAGCAACGGTCGGCCATCGCGTTCGACGGGAACGTCGCATGCGCTCGACCGTCAGGATGCGACGACCACGGCACTCGGGCGACGGAGTGGCACATCTTGCCGGAGTACGTCTGGCCGCAGCCGACGAGGCCGAGGCGAGGGTTGTCGGTGCAGACGGTCATCACGACGCCTCGGTGATGCAGTCCTCGCACATTGCGTCGGTGCGCCAGGTCCGCCGTTGGTGTGTGGCGCACATGGCGGGCCGTTCGCGTGGCTGGTGCCGGTCGCCGGGCTCCGGGGGTGTGATGTGGGCGGCGATGGTGGTGCTCATGCCGCTGTCTCGAGGTCGGAGCGTCGGATGAGCCAGATCGCACCGACTCGCTCGGCCGGGAGTTCGCCTCGGTAGATGCGGCGCTTCACGGTGGCCGGGTCGACATCGAGCACTCGGGCCGCCTCTGTCACGCCTACGAACTCACTGGCTTCCATGCTGCACATCATCGTGCTTACGCACAGTAATGTGCAAGTTAAGTATCAGTGAAGAGGCGCACACGATTGTGCAAAGGTCCGGTCCGGCGCCTTGCACGCTTTAGTGCATCCGTGGTATCTGGTGCGTATGACCACACACCCCACCACGACTCTGGGGGACCGGCTAAGACGAACTCGCCTGGACGCGGACCTCGAGTCGACCGAAATGTCCGACCTCCTCTACCTGCATCGCAACACGGTCTCGCAGTGGGAGAACGGCAAGTCCCGACCGTCGATCAAGAAGCTTCGCCACTGGGCACAGATCATCGCCGAGCGCACCGATTACGACTCGGACGCCGTCCTGACGTTCCTCGGCGTGGATCCGGTCACGGACATCGCCGAACGTCGCCGTCAGGAGCGCCGCGTGGCCTGGCGCCAGCCATCGAAGGAGCCCATGTGGATTTCTGCGGCATGCGCTATGGGTGACGAAAGCCTCAGGATCTTGCCCGCGGCATGACAGCACTCGCGCTCTCCGTGGCCGATCTAACGCTGGTGGGCACGGCGGATGAGCTGGTGAACGAGTGGATCAACCATCGACGACGCGCGGGTCTGATCACGGTGGACAGCGCCAAGAACCATCACGTCCAGCTGGGTTACTTCGTCCGGGCTCATTCCTCATCAGGGGTGTTGAGGGTGGATCGGCGAAGCATCCGACGCTGGCTCGAATCGATCGGCCATCTGTCCGCCGGTTCCCGACGCTCGCACGTGTCGACGACCAAGAACTTCCTTCGCTGGGCGGCCGCCGAGGGTCACCTGTCCGCCAAGGTCGTCGAGCTGCTCCCGAAGGTGCGCCAGCCACGTTCGGTGCCACGGGCGCTCACCGCCGGCCAGGTCCACCAGCTCCTCACCGGCCTCGAGGACGAACGGATGACGATGATCGTCGCGCTCATGTTGTGGGCCGGACTGCGTTGCGGTGAGGTCGCCACACTGCGGGTCGAGGACGTCGACGAGCGCGACCAGACGATGCTGGTGACGGGCAAGGGCGGCAATCAGCGGGTCGTGTGCGTCCCACCCGAGTTGGCGCCGTTCGTGAGCCGCTGGCTTGACGGTCGGACCCGTGTGCCGGGCCCGTTCATCACCGGCCGCTGGGGCGGGTTGCAAGCGTCGACGATCTCGACGATGGTGTCGCGCGCGATGGGTGAGGCCGGGGTGAAGGTGTCCGCCCGCGACGGCAGAAGTGCTCACAGCTTGCGGCACACGGCGGCGTCGGACGTGTTGGATCGGGGTGCGTCGATCACGACGGTTCAGGCGATGCTCGGCCACTCGAACATCTCGACGACCGCCGTGTACCTGAGACGGGCACGGCTCGAGGATCTGCGCGCCGCGATGGGCGGGCGGGACTACTCGTGACGATCGGCTCATACGGTGACGGCATGAACCTTCCGCCGCCCGATCCGAACTCCGGTTGGACTCCGTTGGCCGCGCCGTCCGTCCCCGGCACGATGACACCGGCCGAACGGGTCAAGCGACACAACCGCAGGGTCGTCGCTGTGATCGCGGCGGTCTTCGCGGTGCTCGCCGTTTCCGCGATCGTCAAGAACAACACCAAGGCGTCGGACACCCCGCAACGGCCGATGACGCTCGTCGAGGCGGCGTGCTCATATCTTCGCAGCGGCGACAGTGCCGATGCCGCCTACGGCTACACGAAGAGTCTGGCAGCTGAGCATCCGTTCACGTTCCCTGACGCAGGTGTGGCTGCTCATGAAGCAGTGGCACAAGCGCAGGCCCAAGGCTGCTGAGAACGCGAAAAAGCCCGCCACCGGAGCCAGGGGACAGCCTGGTCGGTGGCGGGCTCTTGGCGGCTTCTGTCGATCCGTCTGCCCCATAGCGGCCGGCGCTGAGCGTCGGACCTGGCGCAGGGTCGTGACGTACGGGCCGCCTATCTGAGGGTTTCTTCGAGGAGTGCTCGGATGGCTCGTTCGATGTTCGGGTATGCGCCGATCGGCCGGTTCCGTAGGAGCGGGCGGGCGTACCAGTGCTGCGGTGCGTCGGCGTCGGTTTCGGTGCCGTCTTCGGTGTCGTCGGCGACTCGGTAGACGGTGCCGAGGACGGTCGACACGGTGTAGGTGGGTGTGCGGGTCGAGATGTGGGTGCCGTCGTCGGTGCGGGTTTTCGTGTCGATGGTGACGGTGCGGTCGCCCATGTTGATGACGGCGGGTTGGCGTCGCCGTCGTTGCGGGTGGGTCGTCACAACACCCGGACCGCGACGAACACGACGAGGAGAACGAGTAGGGCGATCACCAGCGCGCGTTCGATGGTCAACTGTGAGGCTCCTTCGGTGGGGACGTGTCGGTCAGGTTGGCGATGGCGGCCTGCAACGCGTGGGTGCGGGCGTCGATGTCGCCGCGCAGTGCCACGGCCTGCACTTCGTCGGCGGCTATGGAAGCCAGGGTGGCCGCCGTTGCGCCGCCGCCTTTCTCCTCGCGCATGGCCACCAGCGCCCGCTGGGCGTTGATCCCTGCTTCGACCGCGGCGAGGGTGGCGCGCATCGAGGCGGTCAGCGCGCCGTCGGTGGAGACCATGATCTGCGCGGCTTGTTTGGTGATCTCGGTGGTCACGAGCGTGACGGCATTGAGTCGTTCGTTCGTCTCTTCCTGGCGGAGTTGCACACGGTGGTTCGACTCGACGAGGAGTGCGGCGGCTTCGGCGGCGGTGACCGCGACCTGCTGGACCTGTACTGCTGCTTCGGCGGCGATGCGGGCGGCTTCGGCGACCTGTTCGGCGACGGCGTCGGCGCGGGCGTTGTCGCGTTGCTCCTTGGCGATGCGGGCCTGTTCGTCTTCGTGTTTCTCGATCAGGCGGGCTTTCTCGTCCTCGAGCTTCTGTTGTCTGGCGACTCGGTCGTCGCGGCGTTTGGCGGCGCGGGTCAGTCCGGTGGTGATGAAGGCGAACGCGGCGACGACGACGATCGGATTCTGGTACCAGATCTCGCCGAGGATCATGATGCGCCGGTCACGTCGGGATCACCTGGCCTTGCGGGACCGGCGGGACGGTGCAGGCGCCTACGAGCGCGAGGAACGTGGCCGGGTCGCCCTCCTCGACGGCGATCGGGTATTTGGCGGCTTCGGCGTGGGAGCACCAGCCGAGCGCCCCGGACGGCCAGCGGAGCAGCTGTGTCTGGTACTGCGGGCTCGTGATGCGGTACGGGTCCGCCATGGCGGTCTCCTCGGTGTAGAGCGGCACACGGCCGACAGGCTGGGTCTGCGGGACGACCGGCGACGGTTGCGCCGGTGTCGGGACGATGACGGGGGTGAGGATGGCGGCGGCACGTTCGATGAGCTCGCCCATCGGGTATCCGGCGCCGGGATCGGTGTGCGAACCGGCCTTGTAGCCGAGCGATCGCATCATGGTCGTCTGGCTGGCGAGGGTGATCTGGTAGTGGGTCGTCACGCCGGACACGAACTGCCAGGTACGGGCGAGCTCGGCGGCGAGGACGTAGCGCAGCGGAATCCCCCATCGCACCGACCAGGCGGCCACGATCTGGGCGACGAGCTCAAGCTGTGGTGCGCCCAGAGCGTCGCGCCACTCGGCGACGGTCTGGGCGGCACGGCCGGCCTGTTCGATCGACAGGGCCATGTCGTTCCACGGTGTCGACTGTGTGAACGCGACCGCTTCGTCGGAGACGCAGCGCCACGCTCTGCTCGAGTCGACGGCGAAGTGGGACGAAACCTGCTCACCGGCGTAACCGCCGACGTCGCGTTGCCACAGCGCGTTGGCGGCGGCGACGCCGGCGCCTCGACCGGATTCCATGTCGTGGATGACGATGAGGCGGGGAACGTCGGCTTTGGTGCCTTTCGAGCCGCCGATGCGGCGTTGGGCGCGCTGGTAGCGGGCGACGATCGTCGGGATGGAGTCGAGGTCGATCATCGGACCTCCGATCAGTCGTTCAGTCGTCGTTCGGGCCCTGCCACGTCTTGATGGCCAGCCACAGCGCGCCGCCGAGGATGTACGCCACCAGCGCGATCTCGAAGACGAACATCAGCGGGTGTCGTCGAGCATTCTCCGCGGTATGCGCCGCATCAGATCGTCAACCAGTTCGCGCCGTCGGACGTGACGACGAGCTTCGCCCATTGTGCGACGGTCCCTGGCGCGGCACCGTCGATCGTCTGCGCGGCGGTCGTGGCGATGGTGAGTGCCGACGCGTTGGTGTTCTTGATCCGATACGTGTGACCCGTCGCTCCCACGGCGGTCGGCAGGGTCGCGGTGAGCGATGCGCCAGTGAACACGACGAAGTCGTCGGCGGGGAGCAGCGAGTAGCTGATCGCCTTCGAGAGCAGGGTGTGCTGGGACGGTGGGGCATAGGCGACCCATCCGGTATTGGTGTTGGAACCGGACTCCTTGACGTACAGGGAGGTTCCCGCGCCGCCATCGGAGCGGGAGTAGTAACACCCAGGTCTTCCGAACTTGACGCCCTCGGGCGCACCTGTCCCCGCCTGCCACGACGGCAGGCCGACACCATTGAACAGGAACTCACGTCCGGCCAGGTCGACCTTGGTCGCCGTGACCTGGAACGCCACGACCCCGCCGAACAGGAACGCGATGACTGATGTCGCCCCGTCGTAGAGCATGACCTCGGGCATGGGGGACGCCTGGCTGTTGCGGAGCGACACCCGATTGGCGTTGTTCATCGTCAATATCTGGTACGCGGTGCCGTTGGTGCCTCGTGCGTCGATGCAGACGTTGTTCTGTAGCACCATGTCGGCGGGGAACGCCGACGACGTGTGCGCCATCGGCGGGGCCTCTCCCACCGAGTACGGCACCGCGGCGACCGACATGGGCAGGCCCGCTGTGGACAGGTTGATCCAACTACGGCCTTTCTGGTCGGGGTTGGTGTAGGGGTAGCCAGGCAACAGGGACCGTTGACCGAGCAGAGCGTTGGTGGTCGCCGAGGAGGTGGCGTGCGACAGGCCACCCGAGACGAGCGCGCCGTCGGCGGAGACGAGGAACGTTTGCGTGGCGTACGACCCGGCGCCTGCGGGGGCGCCGTCGATCGCTTCGGTCGCCGCCGTGACCAGCCACGTGTCGGGGCGGATCGGGAACGTCTCGTAGAACTCCATGTCGTCGAGTTGTGCGACGAGTTCGGGGGCGCCCCAGGTGCCCGCGTAGAAGTCGGCGCGTGGCAGTCGGTAGATGCGGCCGCCGCCTTCGTTGTCGACTCCCCAGGCGATGTGGTTGGCGAAGAACATCGGTGACACGAAGTTCGGGTGGAACACTTGGGTGGACGTGCCGACGAGCTGCCAGGTGGCGCCTTCGTCCGCACTCGAATAGACCTTCGGTGTGACGAAGTCCATGATCGTGACGTACTTGGCGGCCACCGCGTCGTAGGTGATCGAGTGCCAGTGCCCCTCGCCGCCGACACCAGACGACGAGATCACCGCTCCCCACGTCACCCCGTCGTTCGTCGAACGCATGATGCGGTAGACGGTGTCGGCGGTGTTGGCGTACTCGGCGATCATCACGGCTCCCGACGGGGTGGAGATGATGCCTTGGTCACCGAGCGGAGCGAAGTTCAACGTCGTCGGCGTCGTCCACGTCGCCCCGTCGTCGGTCGAACGTTTCACGGTGGCGGTCGGGTTCTTGGCGACCGCGATCAACGTGCCCGTCCCTACGATCTGGTGCATCGCCTGGCAGTCGAAACCGAGTGTTCCCGCCAGCGTCGTCCATGTCGCCCCGTTGTCGGTCGACTTGTAGACGTTGCCCGTGGCGTTCTGACTGGTCGCGTACAGCGTCGATCCGCTTTGGAACTGGACCCGTTTGAACGGTTCGGCCTTCGCCTCGTAGAGCGTCATCGACGGCCCGATCGGCGACGTGTATCGGGAGGTAAACGCGGGGTCGACGGCCATGACCGCCGCCGACGCGATGCCACCAGCCGGACCTGGGATGCCTTGGATGCCCTGCGGGCCCGACGGTGGGGTGAGATGCACCGTGCCGCCCGTGTAGGAGCGGGGGCCGCCGTTCGTGGCGAGCGGTGTGTCGAACACGTCGATACCGACGAGCATCCGCAACGCATTCGTGGCGCCCTCGACGTAGAGGACCGCGGCGCGCCACGTCTCCCCCGCGGCGACCGTTGGCCACGTCGGGGCGTTCCAGGCGAGGACCGCTTCGTCGTTGGTGTCGTCCTGCGTGAGCGCCAGACCGGAGAGATCGGCGCGCGAGTAGCCGGCCGCCGCTGCTTCGACGACACCGGGAACGGCGAGGAGATCGGCGAGGGTGTTCAGGTCCGGGTCGAGCGCACCGGCCGGTACGACGGCGCCGGCGAGGACGGCGAGACGCAGATCGGCGGCCGCCATGTTCGACTGGGCGAAGGTGAACAGACCTTCGTTGTAGATCGTCCAGGGCATCAGGTCTCCAAACTCGTGGGGGTCATGGCGGTATCGGCCGGGCGAGGGCACGCTCGAGGTCGGCGATGCGGCGTTCGAGCTCGGCGATCTTCCGGAGGAACCGGTCGACGTCGCTGGTGGGTGCCGTCTGTTGGATGGCCATCACGCCTCGACTGCGGCGGCGGCGAGGAGGCCGAACGTGACGGTGTCGTCGCCGTCGTCGCCTGGTTGCACGCCAACTTCGACGACGCGGTGCCGGGCGGCGACGTTCAGCCGGCCGGAACGCACGACGAGGACGACGGTGTCGCCGAGCCAGACGTGTGACGGGCCACCCCAGCGGCCGGGGCGCATCGTCGCCGACCATGTGGGGCGCAGCACGGCGGCCTGGTCGGCGAGCCACGGCCCGCGGGCGTCGAGAGTGGACTGGTTGAGGATCGACGGGTAGCCGGCGGAGGTCTCCCACCGGCCCCGCGGATCGGTGGCGATGTCGGCGGTGGTCGCGGTGACCGGTGTGAGCCCGCTCGAGCCGGTGACGAGGGCAGAGTTGGCGAAGTCGTTCGGGTCGAGTTGGCGACGCGCGGAGGAGATGAGCCCGCCGTAGTCGAGCACGACGGCGTTGTCCGCACCGCGCATCGGGTGCCACAGGTTGAGGTGCAAGTCGGCGTCGATCTCCCACTCGTAGCCGCCGTCCAATCGGCCCATCTCGTCGATCGATTCGACGACCGGTTTGCCGGGGTCGATGGTGCGGTCGCGGAGTGCGCCGGTGGTGGTGCCGACACCGGCGGCGATCGTCCAGTCGCCGCCGGGTAGCGCCTGGGAGGTGGCGATCAGGTCCATGGCGATCACCCCGGCGACGGTCGCCGTGTAGGCGGCGCCGCCGGCGCCGGTCTGACGGCGGGCGAGCATCCCGCGGTAGCCGGTCGCGGTGAACTGGCAGGCGTGCGAGCTCGGGCCGATGTCGTCGGATTCGGGACCGATCCGACCGCGGAACACCTTCGCCCCGTCGTCGAACACGGTGAGGTCGGTGGCGAGCGCGACGATGCCGGCGGCTTCGTCGACGCGTCCGTCGATCGAGAACTGTGCCGTCGGTGTGCCATCGAGACGCCAGGTGATCGTGCGGCCGTGCGCCTTCGTCAGTTCACGTTCGAGGACACCCGACGGTGGGGGGCCGCCGAGGACGAAGGTGTAGGTCACGTGCGGATGATGCGGTTGACGAGGATCGACGGCTGGACGATGTTGTGCGCCGCGCCGTTGGCCCCGTCGGCGACGGTGAAATTGTGACCGTGATCAGGGGAGTCCGGGCCGGTGACGCCGAGGGCGCTGTAGTTGGCGGTTCCGGTGGTGCCGGTGGTCGTGTTGGCGTAGGTACCTGTGGGCGAAGAGTGGGTGTGCCGTGCGTTGGCCCCGCCGGTCGTACCGCTGTGGCCTTTGACTGCCGTCTCGGCGGCGGTCAGTACGTGCGACGCTTCGCCGACGTGGGCGCCGAGCGCTCCGGCCACGACACCGACACCGCCGACGGTGACACCGACACGACCGCGCGAGTCGGGCACGTTGAACGTCGACGCGCCGTCCCCGGCGCCATGGCGCGTGCCGAGCTCCTCGAACAGTCGGGCGTACGTCGCACGGCTCACCGCTTGGCCGTTCTCCATCAGCCAACCGTTCGGTGCGACGGCGGCGTGCGTCTCTTTCGACGTGCCCGGCGTGTCACGGAACCCGGCGAGGAGACGGACGGCGGCGGCACCGGCCGGGCCGGTACCGGTGTGGGCGTCGTGGATCATCGCGGTCGTGATCGTCGTCGTCAACGGGACGATCGGACCGATCACGGCGAGAACGAGGAACGAAGCCGGTATCGCCGGTATCACGGGAGATGCCGCCGGGGTGCCCGCGACACGAACCGGGACCGCGTTCGCGCCGGCGGCGCCGCCGGCGTTCGGGTCGTTCAGCTGGACCCCGACGAGGTCGTAACGCGAGTTCGAGCCGGGAGCGGCGAAGCCGGTGAGGTTGAACACGGCGTCGTTGCGGACGGTGTAGTTGCCTTGCAGCACTTGGTCGTCGCCGGTGACGATGGCGTCGCCGGCGGCGATGTCGACCGACAGGTTCGCCCCGGCGGCGCGTTGGGTCACTTTCAACGCCAGGCGGTCAGCGACGCCTTCGTCCCAGTCGGCGGCGCGGCTGTTCAACCGGTCGTGTTGGGCGGTGTATTCCCCGTCCTGCATCCACCCCGGCGTCCAGAAAGTCATCAGGTCTCCTTCACGATGCGTCTCGCCAGGTGAACACCGCGGCGGTCACGGACTCGGTGAACGTCGCCGGGTGGAAGCGGATCTCGTTCGCTCCGGACGACAGGGTGAACCACCGCGACACCCCGAAGTCGGCTTTGTCGTAGCGGGAGTTGGTCGGGTCGCCGTTGAGCAGGATCGTGTGGGCTCGTGTGTCGATCTCGAGGTACTCGTCGGCGGCCAAGGTGAGGTCGACGAAGATGAGCGAACGACCCTGGGTGTTGTTGTCGAGCACCGGTTCGGTCACCGGCCCGTAGATGCGGATGATCGGGTAGGCGTCGGCGACGCCGGCGTTGACGAGGGTGGCCGAGCCGAGCACCGGTGAAGCGGGGTAGATGCGGTCGAACGTGAGCGGATAGGTACGTCCGACGACGACACCGTCGGCGACGGCGTACACGGTCGCGGTGTGTTCGACGGCCGACTCGAGGGTCCCGAGCGGTGCGACCCATTGCACGGTGACGACGGCTGCTTCGATGCCGGTGCCTTCGTCGTAGAGCCCGTCGCCGATGACGTCGGAGAGGCTCGAGCGGCGCAGCATGATCCGCTGTTCCGGGGCGTCCGCCGCGGTCTGCACGTACATGTACGGGCGCAGCTTGGGTGCTCGGAACGCGTTCAACGCCTGCCGGAGCGCCCACGGGGAGCCGGTGTCGGGGGACAGGACGACCGACAGGGTCACGTTGCGGGCGCCGGTGTAGGCGGTCGTGTCGTCGGTGCCGTCGGCGTCGGGCGCGTCGGCGGCGACGGCCCGGGTGATCGGATCGCCGAGGTCGAGTTTCTGGCCCCAGTAGCCGGCGGCCCGATCGATGACGAGCGGGTCGAGCCCGGGCGCCTCCAACCGGATCGTCGGGTAGACGGTGGGACGCCCGACGATCGGGGGTGGGACGTCGATCGGTGCCGGCGGTTCGGTCAGCGCACCGGAGTGGCCGCCCGCGACCAGTCGGGCGCCGCGGCCAACGATGTCGGGGGGTGGCGGTTCGGTGAGGGTGCCGGTGTGGCCGCCGGCGACGAGTCGGGCGCCGGGCCCGTCGATGTCGCTCATACGCCGGCGAGGTGGAAGTTGGCGAGGCGGAAGAACCCGTCGGCATCGACGTCGTTGTGGACCTCGAGATGCTCGACGTTGAGCCCGGTACGGGTCGCACCGGTCGCGCCACTGCCACCGGCCGACATGAGCGACGCCGACGACGCTCGGATCGCCCGCGTGTCGGACGCGTTGTGCACGACCGACCCGCGGGGCAAATCGACGAGCTCCGGTCCTTCCTCGGCGAGCCAGGTGAGCCCGCCGCGCCAGAACGACGTGCCCGCGGCGGTCTTGGGGACCCTCGGGAAGTCCGTCGGATGGGTGATGACGGTGCCCGACGGCAGGGGTCCCTGCCAGTTGTTCGGTACGACGACCCGCAATGTCGCCGTGTACGGGCCGGCGGCCAGACCGTCGAGCGCCGTCTGGGCGGCGGCGGTGAGAGCGACGGCTTTCACGTCGGCCTGGCGTGCCGACCCGCTCGGCGCGGTGAGTTCGTTCAACGTGGTCGCCGACTGCTCGAACGACGCGTCGTCGGTGTGCGCCAGGATGTCGGTCACCTTGGAGACCGGGATGTTGTTCGCCTCGGCGATGAACCCCGCGATGGAGGCTCGCTGGGCCGGGGTCGCCTTCTCCGCGGCGAACAGCATTTCCCGGTTCCAGTCGGTTTGCTGTTGCGTCGCGTTGTACGTGGCGCCGGTCGCTGTCGCGTGGTCGACGCTCAGCTTCACGACGGCGTCGGCGACCGAGGCCGCGTTCAGGGTGCCCTCCCGGTACAGCGCGTTGATGTCGGTCTGGTCGCCCTTCGCCTCTTTGACCTTCGTGGCGAGTTCGGCTTCGAACTTCGCGTAGGTGTCGGTGGCGTCGGCGAGCGCGAACGTGTCGTCGGCGGCGCCGCGCATCGCCGATGCCTTCGCCAGGAGCGCGTCCGCTTCGGCGTGCATCGCGTCGACCGTCGCCTGAACTTTCTTCTCGAGTTCGGCCTGTGCGGCCGCGCTCAGATCAGTCGCGGCCGTGCCGTTGTCGGTTTCGGCGGTCAAGGTTTTCTGGGCGGCGGTTTGCGAGTTGAAGCTAGAGACGATGTCGTCGACCGCCGCCGCGCCGCCCACTTCGGTGTCGAGCAGTTTCGTTGCTGCTTCGTTGCCGCCTATGGCTTGCTTGCGGAGTTCGGCCAGCGCGCCGGCAACCAGGTTCGCCTGGTCGGGAGACAGTTTGTCGAAGACCTCCCGGAAGTCGTCGGCGTTGATCGCCACCTCGTGGAAGCCGTTCTTGAACCCGTCGAAGAACTTCGACGACGTACCTTTCGACGCCTCCATCTGGTGCGACATCTCGGCCACCTTCTCGATGATGACCTGCGGTCCCGCCTCGCTCTTGCCCATCGAACCGAGGGACACGGTGAGATCGTCGAACGCCTTGCTCGCCCGATGGGTGTCCTCCGTGACCTTGTCGAGAATTTCGAGTCCGGCGACGGCGATACCGATGAGACCGAGGGCCTTCCCGGCGATCCCGGCCGCTTTCCCCATGTTGTTGAGCGCGCCGGTCGAATCGACGAACCGGGACTTCATCTTCATCGCCTGCCCGGCCACGACCGACAGGGTGCCGACCAAACCGACACCGGCGGTGGCGAAGGTGAGGAACGTCCCTGCCGCCCCGCCGGTCACCGCGTTGGCCTTGCCGACGAGATCGACGACGGTACCGATGCCGTCGGCGAGATGGCCGATCATCGGCGCCGCGCTCTGACCGATGGAGAGGCCGAGTTCCTCGATCGAGTCGGTGAGATGGTCGAGATCGCCGCGGTAGTCCTTCGCTTTCTGCACTTCGCCGGGGTTGATCACCTTGGCGTCGGCGACATCGGCGAGCGACGCCTTCAGCTTGCCCGACCCTTCGCCGATCAGCTCGGCCATCCCCTGCCAGCCCTTGCCCAACAGCGCGGCCGCCGCGGTCTGCCGGGCGGCCGGGTCGGTCATCGCGTTGAGCGCGTCGACCGTCGACAGGAACGTCGCGTTCACGTTGACCGCGCCGTCTTTGGTGCGGATCACTTCGGCGCCGATCGCCGCGAACTTGTCGGGCGTCAGATCGGCGGCCTTGTTCAACTTGCCGAGCGAGGACTGCACCGTGTCAGCTTCGACACCGAGATCGCCTGACACCTCGATCCACCGTGACGCCGCGTCGACGGTGAGCCCGGTCGCCAACGACATCTTGTTCGCGTGGAGGGCGAGGTCCTCGAAGTTGCCGGCCAGCTTGATTAGCCCGGTGCCCGCCGCCGCCGCCATCCCCGTGGCGATACCGCCGAACTTGGTGAGACCGCCACCGACCTTGTCGAACGACGACGTCAACGACTTGCCGGCGTCGTCGCCGGCTTTCTTCGCGGCCGCCGCGACCGGCGCGCCGAGCTCCTTTTCGAGGCCCGCCGCGATGCCCTTGGTGGTCGGGATGATGCTGACGTACGCGGATGCGAGTTCTACCGCCATGCCGTCACCGTCCCTTCCGCCATTTGTCGAGGATCACCCGCATCTGCTCGGGCGTGTACGAACGGTTGCCGATCCGCCCGCCGTCACGCTTCGCCTTGTCGCCGGGCCGGCGCACAGGTTTCGAAGCTTTCGGTTTGTTGTTCTTCAGCTGCTGCCCGCTGGCCATGACCTCGGCGTAGAAGTTGCCGACCTGCACGGCGTCAAACAGGTTGGCGAGGAGGTGTTCGATGTCGCCCCATAGCGCCCGCTCACCGATCGCGGCTCCCACGTAGGCCGATTCGCGGGGCAGATGGCGCAGGAGTACACCGAGGCGTCGCCAGGTGAGCCGGTCGGTGCCGAGATCGGCGAGCAGATCGAGGTGGTGGAAGCGCGACAGGTCGGATTCGATGGCCTCCCCGTGTTCGCTCAGGACGTCGAGGAGGCCTCGGATTCCCCCGCGTCGAGACCCTGCTGCTCGCGCATGATGCCGTTCAAGATTCGCCAGTTGCCACCGGCAGAGGTGAAAGCGGCGTGCTGCTCGACACCGAGGATCAGTTCGAGGGCGTCGTCCGATTTGCTTTCCGCGAGAGCCGCCCAGGCCGTCTCGGGCCACAGCTCGGCAGGTGGCATGGTGATCTCTTTACCGTCGGGAAGATCGACCAGGATCCCTTCGGCGGCGTTCTTGCGTTCGATGTACTCCGCGAGGTTGACTCGTTTGGTCATCAGACCGGGTCTCCTTCCGACGCCGACGTGTCGGTGGCGCTCATAGGGTGCAGTCATGGTTTCATGCGAAGGGACACCGCGCCCCGATAGCGGATCTGTCGACGCAGTTGGACCTCGACGACGCTCTGGCAGCGATGGGCCGACGTTCGGTAGCTCACCGAGTCGCCGCGGCGGTCGCCACGGTGATCGTCGCCGGCCTCGCCGTCATCGGCGCCCTGTGGGTGGTCGACAAGGTGACCGCTCATCCCGAAGACGGCAGGAAGGCACTTCGCGAGTTCATCTGTCCGAGAGAGCCGACGAACCCGATCTGCTCCTGAGAACTCAGGCGGTGCCGGCGGTCTCGTAGTACTTGTGGATCTTCACGCCGTCGGCACCGGGGAAACATTCGAGGGTGACCGGATAGCTGACCGCGTTGCCGTTCACGTAGGACACGTCACCACGTTCGGAAAGCTGACCGTCCTCGGCGACGAGCCGCACGTGATCGTCGCCGTCCATCACCTCGACGACGATGACGTGGTGCTCGCGTGCACCACCCGAGATCTCGACGACACCGGCCGCGTAGTTGCCGTAGAACAGCTCGAGCGAGTTCGCGTTCGATTCCTGCATCGTGAACTTGAGCGTCGCCGAATGCTCGGTCTCCAAGATCCGAACCACCGCCCCGTTCTGCCACGCCTTCAGTTTCGTGGTCGACGACGACTGGCCTTCGACGACACCGGACTCCTCGAGATAGCCGACCTCCTTGTACGCGGCGACCAGCGCAGCAGAGGCGTCGGCGGGGAGTGCGGTTCCGAGTACTGCGAAGTACACGCCGCCGGTGAGACCGACGACAACTTTTGACGCGTCAAGAGTCATGACGGTCTCCTTTGGGTAATCGCCGGGATTGGCGGGTGGGTCAGTTACCGCGGATGTGGACGACTGCGGTCCACGTGAAACGGCGCGACGAGCTCACGGGGTCCGGGAGCTCGGCCGGTCCGGACATCTCCTCGACGAGGTAGATCGCCGGGGTGACGCCGAACTGGTATTGCAAGGCGTTGAGGTGGGCGCGGACGAGCTCGGCGTTGGTGGCCGCCAGGTCGCCGCCCGGCGCCCACGACTCGACGGTGAGATGGGCGGCATCGACGACGAGGTTCGCTCGCGGGCCGCCGGTGCGGAAGATACGGGCGAACACCGACGGACGCGGGCTGGGGACGTCGTGCACGATCACGAGAGTCGGGATAGCGACGCGAAGCCGGGCAATCACGACGGCCGCCGCGTTGGGGAACGTAACGACGGCCGAGCGAGGGGCGACAAGCGCCCCCGAGTGGCCGCCGGCGACGAGCCGGGCGCCGAGGTCGCTCATGTCCGGCCGGCGTCGATCGCTTTGGTGAGAACCCGGTTCTTCGCCTCGAGTTCCATGGCGGCGAAGTCCTCGGTCCACACCATCGCCCGGGCCCGGGTCTTGCCGACCTGTACGTCGTGGCCGAACTCTCCGCCCGACGCGCCGGCGGCCGCAGCGATCTTGGCAGCGATCGCTCCGACCAGCGCGACCGTCGCCGCACCTTTGAGTAGCTGTCGTTCGATCTCGGGAGGGATGAGTTCGATCTTGACGGTGCCGGCCATCAGCCGACCACGATCCGAAGCGCGGTTTCGATGTGGTGTTCGCCGCGTGGTGTCCACGCCGAGTTGGGTTCACCGTCGAGCTCGTACAGCCGACCGTCGATACGGACCCGGTCGCGCGCCGTCACCGGAGTACCGGCGGGCAAGGTGAGCGTCAGCGTGCTCGAGGTGGCGTCACGGCCGTCGAGGACCTCGATGCTCGAGGCTTGTGCGAGCCAGCCGACCGTCGAGATCTCGGTCGCGGTCGTCCAGTCGGGCTGCGGGTCGCCGTAGACGTCGGTAACCGTTCCGGCCGTGATGACGTCGACGTCGCGGACGAGGAGAGTGGCGAGGCTCATATGATCACCTGCGGCATCATGTTCGCCGGGGTGCTGGCGACCCGGCGGTAGGCGTCGAGGATGTCCCGTTCGGCCTGGAGCATGCCGAACCCGCCGGCGGCGGCAGCGGATCCGAGCGTGTAGCTGTACCCCTGGATCGATTCGGTGGTGATGCCGGCATCGACGGGTTCACGGCCGATCGCGCGCATGACGATGGAGCAGACGACACCGACGATGTCGTCAGGGACGGGGTCGTAGCCGTGGGTGTATGTGACGTCCACGGCCATGATCCCGGTTCTCCACGGTTCCCACGCCCAGGTATCGGGGACGTTCGGTGAGGTCCACAGGTCGTCGAACCCGAACCACTGATAGAGCACCGGGTCGCCGTTCATGTTGGTGACCGAGGTGACGGCGGTGACGGGCCGTTGCGGGAGTCGGACCTTGCCGCCGCGGACGCGGAGCCGATCGGTAGTTGTTTCCTCGGTGATGGTCTGGCGGGTGTAGTTCCGTACCGACGCGGAGGCGTCGGTGAGGAGCGCGTCGATGCGAGCCGCCTCGACCGTCGTGAGCGCGCGGCCGAGTCGGGCGACGACATCGGCGGAGGTTGCGAGTTCGGGTAGGGGCGAACCGGAAGCCGACGGTGAACTGCCTTCTTCGATCAGGAATCGCGTCACGATGCCTCCCATTCGCCGACGAACACAGACTCGGCCCATTTCGTGCTGGTGCCGTACGGCAGGAACGTCAACTCGGCGGTCTGCACCCATGTGCCACCGGAGCGGACGAGGGTGCAGCAGCGTTCGGTGCCGGCGCCGGTCGCCAGGTACTCGTCGAGTGCCTGGTGTTGACCGGAGCCGATGGTGATGAGCATGCGGCCCGACGGCATGAGGAGATCTCGGAGATGGTCGAGGGCTTTCACCGCGTCGGCGATGTGTTCGAGTGTCGACACGGACAGGATCCATTCGTAGCGGCCGCCGATGTCGAACACGTCGATGTTGTCGACACCGTCACCTTGCTCGTACAGGTCGACGACCCGGTGGCCGTGATAGCCGTAGTGGCCCATGACGTTGCCGACCTCGAGCCCACCGATATGACCGGACGGTGGGAGCCAGTCGAACGCGATCGGGATTTCCACCGCCCGTTCGTTCAGTGCGGTGGTGTTGTATTCGTGGTCGAAGGCTTCGAGCTCGACACCGAAGTAACGGAACCTCACAGCCAGCTCCCGCACCAATGGTGCACGGCGTAGGTGTTGGGGTTGCCGGTGAAATCCTCGTGGCGCCGGTCCTTCTCCGAGTAGTGGTACGGATAGAACGCTTCGGGGGCGAAGAGGGTGACATCGCGGCGGCACGGCAGGATCGTGGTGGTGACACCGGGACCGGTCGCCCAGGCGCCGTCACCGGTGCGCCAGTCGGTCGAGCCGGACTGGATCCGTTCGAGCGCCAGTTCGATACAGGCGTGGATGGCGGGGTGGACCGCTTCGGCGCCGAGGACGGCGTCGGGGATGATGTGGGCGTCTTCGTAGGCGGCGAACATGCGGAGCCGGAGGAGCTCGTCGAACGGGCGTAGCACTTCGACGTCAGAGTCGAGGTACACGCCGCCGTTCGCCCACAGCGCTTCCAGACGGACGAGTCCGGCCAGTTGTGCCCCGGAACGGCATTTCGGCCACACAGGGGCGGTGAGCGGGAACTGTGCCGGGTCGATCGGGTCGCGCAGGGTGACGTGATCCCAGGACGGGTGGAGTTCGATCGCGGTCACCCACCATGCTTCGACTTCGTCGGTGGTGGTGGCCGGTACGCAGCGGATGAGACGGGCCGGGATCACGGCTTCGCTTTGCGTTCGTCGAGAAGTGCTCGCATCTGCTCGACGTTGTAGGAGGCTTGGCCGTAGCGCTCCATGAGCGGCATGTTGGCTTCGTTGTTGTCGTGCACGGCCGGGGCGTGCCACAGATGCCACACGTCGCCGGTGATGCGTTTGAGTCCACCGCCGAAGGTCTGCGCCGCGTGGGAGAACGCGACGTCCTCGCCGCCCCACGATTCGAACCGTTCGTCGAACCCGCCGGTGTCCGTCCACAGTGCTCGGGTTACGACGACCATCGAGGAACATGTGCCCGGCATCGTCCATTCAACGCCGGCCCACCAGTTCCCCGTGAAGCCGGCCATCACCGCGTCGGACATCGCTCGGGACAGGTAGCAGTAGCGGTCGTAGGCGAGCGTCATCTGCCCGGTCGCGCCGGCTTTCTCGACGGCGAGTTCGATCTGGTCCTTCGATACGAAGCTGTCGGCGTCGGCGATGATGCCGATGTCCCAACTGCCCACCTTCCTGTTGCGAGCCGCGGTGTTGATCGCGGCGGATCGGTTGAACGGGCCGGACTTGTGGAAGCCCTCGACGACAGGCCAGTCCGGATGCTCGGTCTGCCAGCGGGCTTTCACCCACGCCCAGATCTCGTCGCGGCGACCGTTGTCGGCGCGTCGGGGTACGAGGACTACGACGCGCACAGGGCCACCACTCCTTCCACGGCGTTCGCGAACCGTTCCAGATCGGCGGCTGGGTCGAGCTCGGTCGAGCGGGCCGACGCCTGTGCCGAGGCGGCAGCCCATTCGACCGGGTCGTGGAGACGTTCGATCTGTTCGAGCCAGGCGGCGCCGTCGGCCCGGTCGACGTAGACGCCGGCGTCGCCGAGTGACTCGACGAGCCCGGCGGTCGGGTGGGCGATGGTGGGGATCCCGGAGGCGGCCGCCTCGATGGCGGTCATGCCCCACGTCTCCCGTTCCGATGGCATGAGCAATACGCGCGTACGCGCGTAAACGTCGTCGCGGATGTTGCCGGTGTTGGCGATGACGGTGGCGTTGGGGGCGGTGTCGAGGTACTGGTTGCCGTAGGCGCCGTGCACTCCGAGGAACCGGCGATGTGGTGCGCAGCGCACGAGCCGCCAGAACAGCTCGCCACCTTTCGCCTCGGACAGGTTGACGAGGGTGACGTGGTCGCCGGGTGTCGTGCGGTAGAGGCCGGCGACGACGGGAGGGTGGCAAACGATCGAGGGGGCGGGGCAGTCGACGGAGGCGGCGAGGTTGTGCGAGTTGAACACGACGAGCGCCGCGCCCTCGAGCACTGCTGGATCGACGACGAAACCGTGAGCCATGCGTACGTTCGGTTTCCCCCACCGGGCGGCGAGAGTGGCGGCCCGGGCGGTGTCACCGCAGTGAGAGACGACGATGTCGGCGAGTGCGATCGCGGTGTCGACGGCGACGGGATTGGTGCCCGGCCCGACCGTGACGCCGTCGAGGATGTCGACGGGGCCGTGGTCTCGTTGGGTGAACACGTCGACGTGATGGCCACGTTCGACGAGGTGGGCGAGATAGGAGTGTGTCGCCGCCCACGCCCCGACCCGACTGCGGGGCGGATAGGCCGGAACGAGAGCGACAACACGCACAGGTCAGCTCGAGGTGATCGGGACGTTGCCGACGTTGGTGAGCTTGTCGATGGCGTCGGGGTCGGCGAGAACGAAGCCGTACTCGGCTTCGGCTCGGATCGCCATCAGGTTGTTCTCCCACAACGAGGTGAGCGTTCCGTTGATCGTCACCGTCGCCTGGGTCGACACGTCGTAGGTGATCCCACCGACGACACCCCACGCCGCCTGTGACCAGTCACCGGCATAGCCGACGATCGAGGTCTGGTTGATCGAGGCGACACCTTCACCGGTGAACGACGGGCGACCGAGCAGACGGCCCGGGCTGTTGAACGCGGGAGCGTTGGCGTCGACCGGCAAGTCGGTGAAGATCGGCCGGCCGGTTGTGTCGACCGCGCCCCATAGGGCGGGTTCGAGGACACTGTCGAGCGCCCAGCCGGTGAGTCGGTAACGGCGGCCGGAAGCGTCGGTGTCGGAGACGAGTTTGCGCATCGCTTCGACGAGGTCGACGAAGATGCCACCGTTGGCGACGGTGGTGGCGCCGATCTCGGTCGTCTTCGTCGACTGGTCGAGGAAGGTGGCGAACGGGCCGAGCCCGGCTTCACCGGCGGGGCCTTCGTCGTGGGCGACGGCACGATCGAAGCTGACGGCGAACGACTCGGCGAGTGCGTTGCGCATCGTCTCGATGTAGCCGCCTGGGTTGGCCCGTACGACCTCTGCCGACACGACGAGGATGGCGGCGAGTTTCTTCGGGGCCATCGCCTTGAGCGACAGCGCCCCGGCGCTCGCCGGCTTGGCGGTGCCTTCCGACGTCCACCCGGCCGAGGGCCGACCGGACACGTAAGGGATGCTCTCGCCGTTGGCACCGAGAGGGATCTGTTGGATCAACGACTGGAAGACCGACGTGCGGGCTGCCCGTTCGAAGATCGGAGCGGCGATGTGCGCCGGGAGGAACCCGGCGAAATCGGTGGTCTTGGTTGCGGCGGTTATCGCCATGGGGTTCTCCTAGGAAGGTGGTTGGGCTCAGCGCATGCCGAGTGCAGTTCTGAAAGCCGTCTCCAACTCGTTCGAGTTGAGGGCCGGGTCCTGCTGACCACGTACGCCCATGCCGAGATCCCGCCTCGTTGGCGGGGTCGTCGCCGGATCGATGGCGGGCGCGACACGATCCACCCAGGCGGCGATCGCCTTGGTGTCCGGTTCGCCGTTGACGTCGAGGAACTTCGACGCGTCGACACCTTCGAGGAGCGCTTCGACGTCGACGGGACGGCCGGCGGCGGCGGCACGGATCTCGGCTTGCGCGATGCGCCCGCCTGCTTCCCGCAGCGCCTCGGCTCTCGCTTCGGCGCGTGCCTCGGCGACCGCCTTTTCCTGGTCGGTCATCGAGGACCGCTTGAGCGCTTCGAGTTCTTTCGCCGCTGCGGCGTTGACCTTGGCGGTGTCCTCGAGGCGTTTGGCGCGCTTGTCGGTGGTGTCGGCGAGGCCCTTCCATTTCTCCGCCTCCGCTTTCCAGTCCGTCACGTCCGTGTCGGTCGTGTCGGTGGTGGCTTCGGTGGTATCAGTGGTGGCTTCGGTCGTGGTCATGTTCCCTCCCGGGACGGTGTTGCGGTTTTCCCCTCGCGGGGCGGATCAGAACGCCGGTGCTGCCGTGCATTGGCAGCGGTCATGGCCGAAGTCGGCGGCCTCTGCGCTCGAGTAGGTGTCGGCCGCGACTTCTTCGCACCAGGCGCACGCACCGGAGTCGGGGATGCGTTCCCAGCCGGCAACGTGCAGGCCGGCTTTCTCGACGAACACATCACCGGTCTGCCGTGCACTCGAGACGGCGAAGTCAGAGACGACTGCCTCGATGCGGGAACGTCCGGCGGCGAGGGCGTCGGTGTAGGAGTTGCCGGAGGCGAGTGCCTGCCACACGGAGATGAACGGGGCCCGCAGGTTCGGGACGGTAGACACGTCGCCGATGGCGACGCGTGGTGGGCGTACGCCGGCCAACACGGTGTAATAGCCGAGCGCTGAACGCACCGCGGTGGTCTTGATCGCGGTGATCGCCGGTGCCGCCCTGCGGGTGAGGATGGCGACGGCGTCCTCGTTGTAGTCGTCGAGATCGTCGAATGCCCTCTGCAATCCGGGGGTGGTTCGGCCGACGGCGGTGGCGATCGCGGTCTGGAAGCGGCGGGTGGCGGGGAGGCGAAGGTGGTCAGGGAGCCGGGGCATTGGCCGGCATGCGGGTCGGCATCTGCGTGAACAACTCGGGTAGCGCCGGGGCGAGGAGGGCGTCGGCGGCACGTTCGGCTTCCATACGTTCGATGTCCTGCGGTGAGAACTGCAACACCTGTTCCATCGTCGTGCGCCACGGCACCCCAGCAGCCTGCGCCTTCGATGCAGCGTCATACCGTTCGGCGAGAGTGAACCGTTCGGGTGGTGACCACAGGACTTCCATGTCGGCACGCGACGCGCGCACCGTGTCCCCGGCCAACAGGAACGCCATCGACATCCACTGCTCGACCGACTCGCCGAGCTGTGCGAGACGGTCCTTCGCTTTGAAGATCAGACCCTCACGGGCGAGTGACGCACCCTCGGCGGAACCGTTCGCGGCGTCGGGTGACAGGTAGAACAGTGGGGTACGGGTGACCGCGGCGAGATCCTGGACGTCGTCGCGGATGGCCTGACGGATCGGGCCGAGATCGACCTGACCGGATTCCCACATCTCAGCCGTCGCCGGTAGGAGCCACAACGCACCGGGGTCGGCGGAGAACATGTCGTCATAGTCGATGTCCTCGCCTTTCTCGTCCTTCGGTGGGATCCCTTTGATCGCTCGCTGTTTGAACGCCTGCAAGGTGGCGATCTCCAGCCGAGACAGGACCGTGTAGTTGATCCGGTCGAGGATCCCGAGGTGCGGTTCGAACTCGCCGCGGGCGTTGCCGTACATGTCGGGACGGCAGGCGAACCGCACGATAGGAACGATCGGTGCCACCAGGGTCATCACGTCGTCGAGCTCGAACGCGGCCACATCGGTCTCGGTCGCGTGCTTCATGAAACGGTAGACGACACCCGGCAGGTACAGGTAGGCGACGTCCTCGCCGTCCTCACACCACATCTTCAGCCCGGCAACCGCTTTGCGGCGCCGCACCGGATCCGACTCGGTCACCACTTGACGGGGATCTTCCGGGGTCATCACCGGGACACCGAGGTCTTCGTCGACGTCGCCGACCATGGCGTAGCTGACACCCATCGAGAAACACGCCGAGGTGATCAGAGCGAAGTCGGCGTCGAGCGAGTTCGCCTGCCACATCCCCCACGCCGTACGGTCATCGACCGCGTCGCCTTCGGCGCCGGTGCGGAACCCGGCCGGAGCCACACGCTCCCGCAAGGCCTCGACGATCAACTCGGCGAAGTTCGTGCGCGACATGCGCATCAGTCGGCCGTACGCCTGACGCACCGCCCGGGCTGCGATCGCCGGCACCGGCGCCTCGCCGGTGTAGTAGTCGTCGAGACGTTGATAGTGGGGACGGTTCGCAGCGAGCTCGGAGGACAAACGGGACAACCACCAGCCGAGCGAATCGGGAGTCTTCACGTCGAGCATTCAGACTCCTCTCAGCGGACACGGACCGGGGCACTCATCGGTGGCGGCGCCGGTTGGGCGAGCACCAGGCGGCGCACCATGCGAGCACCGATCATGCAGACCGCGGCGTCGATCTTCAACGGCGACGACGGTGACGCCTTGCCCACCGACACACCCCAACGATTCGGGCGGCGACGGCAGTTCGCCACATGCCGAGCCAAGCGAGGATCGTCGTCATGGGTGAAACCACCCTCAGTGATCTCCGCCTCGGCCAACTCGGCGGCCCGGGTGAAATCGACGACATGGTTACGCATGTCCCACGCGATCGACTGCGGATCATTCCCCGACTTCGACGGCCACACACGCAACCGGTCGGCGAACCGTTTGGGCCAGTCGATCTTCGTGAAGGACTCCCACTCGTGCACGTCGGAGAAGAACGCCGCCACATTCAAATTGTCGAACGCGTGCTGCACGGCGGCGTCGACCTGGTCGACAGGGACGACATCGTCGGTGTCGTGTTTCGGGTCCGGTTCCCATACCGCGACGGTGAACACATGCCCGTCGGAGACACAGCAACCGACGAGCGCGGTGGCATCCCGTGACTTCGAACCGTCGAAGAACAGCACGACTTCCTCGGTGGCCGACACGATCCGGGTCCGATCGGCGAGCATCGCCCACGCCTGCGGTGTCGTCCACGATTCCTCGTGGACCGTCGGCTGATTCAGATACTTGCGGCGCGACTCCGACGGCTTCGACATCGGCGACCAGACACGTTCGATCAACGCCTTCACGTCGATCTCGCCGTCACGGCCACGCTTCCAATCGCAGTCGCCGTACACCCACCGCAACGCACGCTCGAGCGACGCGTAGTCGGCGAGCTCCACATCCGGTGGGGCGACGCGGGCGTCGTACAGGATCTTCGTGTCGCCTCGCAGCCGGCCTTCCTCCTGCGCCACCCACGCATTCCAAGTGCCCTCGGCCACACACTCGATGCCGGGCACCCAGGCGTTCGCCGTCTCCAACATCCGAGACCCCGACTTGGCCAAGTTGTCAGCCAAGGTGGCAGCGAGCTCGGGCCCAGAGTTCGACGGCTTCCAATGCTCGGTCTCATCGGCAACGATGCACGACGCCTCCGCGCCCTCCGACGCCGTCACCGACGACGTGATGATCTCAAGCGTTCCTTCCGGAAGTTTGTAGTAGCGGGTCTTCCCCGGATCGAGACCGTGTTCCTTGACGACCGCCGAACCCTTCGGCGCGAACGCCCGCACCATTCGCATCGTGTTCGCCGTCTGCGACTCCGCCGTCGCCGCGATCTGCACCAGCGGCATATCGACGGCCCGGCCCTTGCACCCGCCCGGCAGACGGCCGTCCTTTCGGGCCAGACGCACCGGAGCGCAGAACTCGATCAGAGCGAGCACCGCCGCATACGGCGACTTCCCACTCCCCTTAGCCAGACGACGCGCGCCGTGGTGGAACAACCAGCGGCCGTCGGGATCCATCGCATACCACCACAACGTGAAACGCAGCTGATCGGTCGTCATCCGAAACGGCTTGCCCGCACGCGGACCGTTCGGCTGGATCAACCGCGACTCCGCCCAACGGATCGCTTCCCAACCGAGGGTGAACTCGGGCTCACCCTCAGGCAAAGTCGACAGACGATTAGCCGGCGCCTCGGAGACGCTTGCGAGCATCAGCGAACCACTCGACATCGCCGTCTCCCTCCGCCGGCGCCAACGGCTTCTGCAACTCGAGCGCCGCCCGACGCCTGTCGCCCTCAGTGGCGAGCAACGCCGTCATGCCCTTCAACCACGCCGCCACCGACGCCGCCTTCGGAGGGAGCTCGACCATCACGATCTCATCGTCGACCACCATCGGCTGCGCCTTGAACTCCCGCGACATCGACTCCGCCAACACGTACGCCGTCGCCCAGTCCGACTCAACGTAGTACAGGCTCTGACCCGACCGGGCCAACGAATCGAACCACCTCTTCGCCACCGGATGCCACTTGGCGTTCGACCGCATCGGCGCACCCGACGCCGAACGAGCCGGCGCCTTCGACACCTCGACGGCGGGCTTGTTCACCCGGCGCCGCTGCTCCGAACGCTTCGGCAGAGGACCCTTCAGAGCCACAGCGCCCTCCAGAGTGTTGTACCCGTAGCCACAGGCCGGCGCAGACCTCGCAGGAAGTTCAAAACTCGCGGGGGGAGGAGGTCGTCCCCCAGGTCAGCGCGCAGGTGGTCGGAGACCAGGATGTACTTCGACCGGGCGGCGCCTCTCCCCCTCGATCAGACGTCGAGCGAGGTGACCGGCCGCCGACGTGCGTTTACCGTGACAGTTGCGGGGTGAGCGGACGCCGCAGCGTGTGGCCAGGTGTTCGATGCGATGGTCGTTGGCTGCGCCGAGGTGGTCGCATTCGAGGGTGGCGCCGGTCGGGTCGCGCCAGCCGCAGTCGACGCAGGTCCAGTCGTCACGTTCGAACACGGCGCGGCGACGGCGTTGCCAGTCGGGTGGGTTGGGTGCTTTCCGGCCGGAGTGTGCACCCCATTCGGCCATGGGGTCAGGCCGTGTCGTCGGCGGTTTCCTCGGCTGCGGGCTCGGCGGGTTCGTCAGGATCGGGGACGACAGGATCTGGTGCGTCAGACATCGAAGGCTCCATTCGTTTGATTCGGGGGTTCGCCTCGCCGCTTTGTGCGTGGGCGCAACCCTCATCAACTATCGAGGGACTGTACCGTCACGCAGGGTGTTTGCGAGGGATACCAGGTCAGAGGCCGGTAGCAGCGGTAGCAGGTGAGGCCTCAGTTGGCGGCACCGATGAACGCGGCGACCGCGTGCGTCGCGTTGCGTTCGATCCCGCCGCGGTTGCGGTCGTAGAACCGGATCATCGACGAGTCGGCGTGACCGGTCGAGTCGATGATGTCGCGCTCTGGTACACCGGCATCGAGGGCCATGGTCACGAACGAGTGCCTCAAGCTATGCGGCGTGATGCGCTTGGTCACGCCGATCTTGCGGCACAACCTGCGCACCGTGCGCCTGGCCGAGCCGACCTTCAGCCGTGTGGTGCCGTCACGGCCGAGCAGCAACGGGCCGCTGGTGCGTCCGTCCATCGAACGTTCGAGCGCCCACGCGGTACGCACAGCGAGAGCGAGCGTGCCGACCTTGCCACCTTTCCTGTGAGGCAAGTGCAACGTCCGGTAGCCGCGTTCGAAGCCGAGCTCCTCGACGTTGGAAGCGAGGCACTCGCCGATGCGCAGACCGTTCAACGCGAGGAGACAGATCAGCGAGTACGTCATCGGCGACTCGGCCTCGGCGGCCTTGAGCATGTCGGCGAGCTGCGGACGCGACAGGCCGTTCGAGGTCGACACGAACTCGATCTTCGGCCGGCGTACGTGGGCGGCCGGGTTGACGATCAGGTAGCCGTCCATCGCAGCGAACTTGTACATGCCACATACTGCGTTCAACTTGGCGGCGACCGAGGCCTTGGCGAGACAGCGTTCCTCGCCGAGGTGTCGGGCCCACGCTTCGATGTGCGCGCGCTGGGCGTTCAGCACGTCGACACGGTGAAGGATGCACCAGTCGCACCATTGGCGGATCGAGATGGCGTACCCGGCGCGGGTGCCTTTCGGGTAGCGGGCGAGGAAGCCGCCGATGATGAACTGCAGGGGGTTGGCGGCGACTGCCACCGGGAGCGTACTTTGCTGAGTCACGGGCCTGACCTTCCAAGGAGGTTGGTGCTCGAGGTGCCCGTTGACGTTCGTAGCGTCGGCGGGCACCGCTCTCAGTTATTGAGAGTGGCGGGAAGATACATGCTGGGTGTCACACGAATGGTGGATGGTCCTGACAGGCAGGTCCGTGCGGCAGTTATCCGCGGTCGATACTTCGCTCCCCGCTGCTCGGTGAGCAGCGGGGAGCCGGAGATATGTGCCGCTGGTCATGGCTCGGCCTGAGTGGTCACGGCGAGGTGAGCGAGGAACGACGCCGTTGCCTCGTCCTCGGTGTCGACCAACGGCCCCATCCAGTCGCAAGAGCACTCGGCGTGGACACGGCTCCCGTGGATGAACGCTCGACAGATGTACTGCGTGTGCCTCGTCACGGCTGGTCCCGAAGATATGCGCCGCTCACTCGAACTCCAGCGGCTCGTCCAGTTCGTACGCCGAGCGGAGGCCGTTGATGAACCGCTCGGTCGTTGTCGCCCAGTTGCGGATGTGCCCTGTCCCATCGCCCATCTCGACCAACTTCGGGAGCAGCGTCTCCAAGCGGAGGGCGAGCCAGTGGCAATCCTTCGGCTCGATCTCACCGTCGCAGTCGGAGTGCACGAGCAGAATGAGCAACGGATCTTCGGGCGGGCGGCCGCCCCAGTGCCCCTGGTAGTTGTCGGGCGACCAGTTGCCGTTGATCACAGGACTGGCGAACCTCGCACCGCTCTCGGTCTCCACCAGGTCGTAGCCAGCGATCTCGGCCAGCGTGGTGCGCCAGCGATGGAAGGCGGAGTACGCACCGCTCCACGCGTCGTGTGAGCAATCGAGGCCCATCAGCCCTCCTGGTCCCGGAGATATGTGCCGCTGGTCATGTCCGCTCTCCTGGCGCCCACCAAGCGAGCAGAGCGAGCGCGAAGGCGACGGCACCGACCACGACGTAGTAACCGATCATGGACGCGCCCGGAGATATGCAGCGCCGGTCATTGCCCTTCCTCAAGCAGGAACACGCGGTCCTCGTCGGACAGCATCGGGTCGGCCAACAGCGCTCGTTCCTCGTCCTCCTCGGTGCTGTCCTCATTGCCGAGGGCACTCATGAGCAGCGCGTGTTGCGGGTCCGCGTCGGCCCAGTCAGTCATCCGAACCGCTCCTTACTCCGAAGGTTGGCCGGGCGCGGTGCCCGGAGATAACTACCGGCCACGCGGCACCGTCACGCCTAGACCGAAGTCGATGACGACGTTCTCGCCAGGGCCGACAGGAAAGCCGTCGATGTCGATCGTGATGTGGTCGCCGTGATCGGCGGCCTCGGCGCCCTCATCGTCGGGTTCGCAGTCGAGGAACTCCGAGATCCCTTCGGGCATCGGCACGTCGTCGAGGTGTGCTTCCCACTCCGGGTTCGTCTTGAACCACTCGACACGCTTGAGTGTCGCTTTCGTCTTGTCGACGGTGGCGTGCACGCTTTCGACGATCCAGGTCGTCTTCATGCTGGTCTCCTTGGATGGGGCTAGGGCTTCGAGCCGGTCGGCTGCTTCGCCGAGCAACGCGGCGATCTGGTCGGCCTCTGCTACTTCACCGGACGTGGGACCGGCGGCAACGGCGTCAGGGATCAACTCCCGCAGCTCGGCGACGATCTCGGCCACGTCCCGGAGATAACTACCGCTCGACATCGAGGCTCCTGAAGTAGTGCGGCGGCAGGTTGTCGCGGCCGACCGACTCGTGCGAGACGCAGAGCGGGCGCCATTCGTGGGCCGGTTCGAACCAGTATTCGCAGGTCGCCACATCGTCACCGAACCAGCACAGCGTCATGCCGCGGCCCTCAGGTGGTCGGCGAGCTGCCGACCGAGCCACTCGGTGTAGGCGGGCGGGATGGCCTGCGAACGTTCCGCCCGAGTCATCCAATCGATCCCCATCGCGGCGCGCTCGTCGGCGGCGCAGGGAGGATGGCCGACGACCGCGGCGAACTTGGCGCGCTGGCCGTTGCCGGCACCGGCCCCGTTCCCGGTGATCGAGATGGCCGGCCCCGTGTGAGCGCACGGCGCCATCAGGGCGAAGCCGAACCACGAGGTCTCGAACCACCGCTCACGGCGCAGATACGGCAGGTCGAACATGCACCCGCACAGCTTGAAGTCGGCTCGCATCGGCGCGCCGGGCACGTTCTCGATCACCCACGGCGTCGACTGCTCGCGCAGTCGCGCCCGGGTCGGTGCCAACAGGTCGGGATAGACCTTGCCCCGAGCCCGCAACGCGTTCGTCGCCGAGCTGTAGGCCTGGCACGGCGGGGACGCATGGATGGCGTCGTACCCGTCGAGCGGCCACGTCATCGCGTCGCCCTGGTGCAACTCGAAGGGGTAGTTCGGCTGCGGTTCGATGTCCACGCCCACGACCTCGAAGCCGGCGCGGTGGTAGCCCATCGCCGCGCCGCCCGCGCCGCAGAAGAGGTCGAGCAGTCTCATGGCCGCGCCATCCGTCGTTCGCGGCGCTGCCGTTTGCGTCTCGCGCTGGTCAGACCGAGGTCGTCCCACCATCCGTTGCACTTAGGACAGACCACCACGACGTGACGGCGCAGCCCGATCCAGACGGAGACGAGCACGTTGCCGTGCGTGCCGTCCTTCCAGTACGGGCAGACCTCGGGCGCTCGCTTCACGACCGCTCCTTACTCCGAAGTTCCCTCGTCATTTCCGTGCGTCCTCGAAGTCCTTGTCGACCGCCAAAC